AACTATTGGTGCCTATCGTTGGTCGAACTGATTTTGAACTTGGCAATGCCGGTAGTTCTCTCCCAACCTTTCTAACTACTGGTATTGTCGAGTTAAAAACAATATGGAGCAAAGTTGGTAAAATAAAAGCTAATGGTGATAGAAGTTTTATTTCAGCTAAAATACCAAACAAACCTAGTTTTAATCATTTAGTACAAGTTGCGATGTACGCAGCTTATCATAATTTTTCTGTACCAGTTTACTTGGTTTACTTAACTAAAGATGAATATAAAATTTTTGATAGCAGCAATTGTAGAGAATTAACTCAAGAAGGTTTGCAACACTGTTTTAAAATTCTTTGTAATACTTTTAGACGTAGAGAAAAAATCTTAGCACAATATGAAAATTTGACTAAAGAAGAAATTATTAAACACGCAGTAGCAATGATTGATCCTAATTTTGATCATCCATTTGCTTGGTCTAATTTAAATCCTGAACAACTACAACACGCAAAACAACTTTGGAATTATCAATGAGTTTTAATAGTTACGAATTTTATAAACAGCTCAAAGCTGAACAAAAACAAAAAAGAGATGAACTAATATTTAAATTAGTCATCGGAATAATAGGAGCAGTTCTTATATGGCTAACAATAAAATAAAAAGTGATTGTTTAATTGACACCATTAGCGATTTTAAAAATACCGCTAAAGGACAAATGATTAATATACATCAAAAAGAATACGCAACAGTAGCTCACAGGCTTGCAGTTGCAAGACGTAACTTAGGTTCAAGACTATCTATTCAAACTGAATTAGTAAGTGCTGATGAAAATACAGTAACTATGAAAGCATCTGTATTTGTTGACGATAAATTAATCGCAACCGGCTATGCTGAGGAAAACAGAAAAGCCTCAAGAATTAATCAAACAAGTGCATTAGAGAACGCAGAAACGTCTGCGTGTGGACGTGCATTAGCATTTTGCGGAATAACAAATGACAATATCGCAAGTGCAGACGAAGTATCTGCTGCAATAGAGCAGCAAGACAATAAAATCCAGCAATGTTTATCTGACTTAAACTCAGTATCTCACGCTGGTTCATATCAACAGTGGTTAACTAATAACAAAAGTTTTTTAGTGGATTTGAAAAATAAAAATCCAATGAGCTATGAAAAATTTATGGTTCGTTTCACTGAAATTAAAAACCAACTCAAACAAAAAGGAGCTATCCAATAATGAGTGATAAAAAAGAAAGACCACAACTCGGTCTAGCAATACCAGTAACTAATAAGGTCAAAGAAAGTTCTTATGATCTTAAAGGTTCAATAGTTATTAATGGCAAAAGCTATAGGTTTGGTGCCTACAAGGCGCAAGCTAAAGGTGGTGGCAAACTGGAACAAGGTCAAAACTACTATTATTTTCACAGAGTAGAGCCGATGGAAGATAACAATACATCTTTCGATCCAGCTAGTCTGGAGGCATAAAATTATGGATCCACTTAAATATAAGTCAGTAGCCATAAATTTTAAAACTTACAAAATGCTTGAAGAGCTATCTCAAAAAAAATTCGAGTTGCCTATCAGTATGAGTAAAACGGTAGAGTTCTTTATTCAAAAAGGACACGACGAGTTTAAAACAAATGCAAATAGAAAAACTCAGTAAAGAACTAAAAAAAATCCGTAAATTAAAAAACGATGAGTACGGATCATTTAATCAGCAAATGCAAAAAATTGCTGATGCTTGGTCCTTACTTATCGGAAAAAAAATTAGACCGCACGAAGTTTGTCTTATGTATGCAATGGCTAAATTAATTAGATGTATGCAAGAATATAAATACGACAGTTACATCGATGCAATTAACTACTTGGTACAAGCAGATGAAATTCACAGTGAAGATGTGTCATCGTTGGTCGATAGTTACTTTCCAACAAAAACAAAAACCAATGTCTCTATATGAGTTTAAGTTACAAATTGAATTTGCTGGATATGACACTTTTTACAAAACGAAACACATTAATAAACTTTACAATATTTATTTAAATGACTTGGAAAAACAGAAATCAAAATAACGTGATTGAATTTCCTAATGCTGAAAACAGAGAACTAATGGAACAAAAGAAAACTTTAGCTGAAACTGTTTTAAGTATTGAAAAGAAAATGGATTGTTCTTACTGGGATATACAAATGTTCCACGACAAAGAATTACAAGTTATGGCAAATTTTGGTGAAACGATAAAGTTCACAGAGAAAACTGCGTCTCGAATAGCAGCAGTACTATCAACCTTTATATTAAAAAAGCAATCAGAGGAGGATTTATTTAAATATGAACTCTAGAAAAAGACGGCACTCTTTAACAGTGCAAACAATGTTTGATCAAACTAAAGGACCATACGCACAACTAAACGGTACTTGGTTTGTAAAGAAAATAGAAAATGAAGATGTTGTTTTTATGCAAACTCAAGGCAAAAAGTTTGAGGAAATAACTCCACAATGTTTTGAAGTTACAATGCAAAACTCAAAGACATTACCTGTAGAGGAAATAAAAAAATCTTTAGAAAAATTTAAGGAGGCAACTAATGCACTGTAAATCATTAAGAACGGCTGAACACGAACAAATGAATAAAGTTATTGGAACTAACCTTAGATTTTTAAGATTACTTAATAGACTTAGCCAACAAAAATTAGCAGATAAATTACATTTAAAATTTCAACAAATTCAAAAATATGAAAACGGTGTAAATCAAGTTTGTGCTTATAGACTATTAAAATTATCTGAGATCTTAAAAGCTCCTTTAGAAGCTTTCTTTGACAAAGATTATATTTCTAAGATGCACCAATTAAATAAAATCACTTATGAAGATGGATCCGTACCTGTAGGTAAAAAGTTCTTTGACATATATGCCAGACAAAAAACCTTAACAAAGCAATACGATGAAGCTGTATTGCAAGATCAATTGAAAGGTTTGAATGGCTAAGATTTTAAAAACCATAAATGCCGATGCAGCTCTGATTATTGAAGAAACTTTTTCAAATGAAGATCAAGCTGCTGGCAATGATGAACCTGAAAAAAGAGAAGTTAAAGTATCAGAAATAAAAATTAACAATACAAAATGGAAAAGAATAAATGAATGAAAAGTATATTCCTCAGGTAGATTATAATTTACCTTATGACAGTAAAGTACAAAGATTAAAAAGACGCTATCAAGGTTTGTCCAGAGTAGCTGCAAGTATAAATGATTTATATATCTATGGAGTTTATCCAAACAACTATCCTAATTTAACTACTGTATTAGAACAGGCAAAAGATCACGTTAAGGCAATAATTAAAGAAACAAAAAAAGAGATAGCTTTAATTGAAGAGCCATCAAATAATTATGACTTAACTCCAAATGATAAAATAGAGGAAATAGAATAATGAGTGACCCATATATAAAAGAAATTGTAAAACAAAAAAGTAATTGGATTGAAGATATTACTAATAAAAATATTCCAAGCGAGGAAAGTCTAAAAGATTTTTCTAAAGGAATGTTGGCGCACAATATTGGAATGTTAAAAGATGAATTAAAAACTATTAAAAAGGAAAGAGACGATATTTATAAAGAAAACTCTGAACTTTTAATTGTAATCAAGGATCAAAGAAAAAGGATTGAAGATTTAAAAAAGAAGATAATTAAAGAATGAAATTACAAGTTGCCACCTCTGATGTTTCTTGGAAAAATCTTATTAGTTTAGGTTCAGAGTGCTGGCTATTCATCGTACCTAAATTAGTAAGTCGTTTGTGTACGTGTACACTCCTTTATATGTTCGGTAAGGCGGTTAGATAGGAACTGCCTTATGCGTAACCTTTATGATCCAAGTAATATCTTTAGAGTTTGGTTTTGGTTGTTTATTATTTGGATTGTACTTGGTCTTTTGTTAGGATTTTAACCATTACAAAACTATATAAAATATAATAGTAGGCTCAAGATATATTTCCTGAGCCTATCTATTTAAATTAATTAATATTTGATTTGTAGTTTAGAAGATAACAAATCAGATGTAGCAATAGCTGTCTTATCTAAAACAGACCTATTGTGATTACCGTATCTATCTTGAGTAGTTGTAAACCTAGTGTGTCCTACTCTTGATTTAACATAGTTACGATTGATACCTTCAACTTTATCTAAAGCATCAATAAGTATTGTAGCTAATCGATGTCTAAACGTTTTAGAAGGTGCAGACTTAAATGGTGAAGATATTACTTCACAGTGTCCGTTATGCCATTCAAGTTTTGCTAAACCTAATCTTTCATAGGTACGCCAATAAGCATTATAATAACCTTTGTCAGATATAGGACCAGCAGCGCTTCTTTTTTGTGCTGGAAACAGCCAATCGTTCTCAGGATAATTTTCTTCTAACCATCCTAACCACCAAGTTAAAAACAGCTTTTCTTTGTGTCCAAACTTAATGTCTCTAAAGCTGCCTACATTTTTAGTACGATGTAATAGACCGCCTTCTCTAGCAATAAATATTTTATTTATGCTTAATAAGTTGTGATCTAACATTACATCTTTACGTTTCAATCCTTTGATTTCAGATTTTCTTAAACCAAAAAATAAAGAAATTGAAAACAGTGCAAAGCTAATTGCAGACTGATAATCAACGTCTTTTGTTTTGTTTAGTTCAATCATAATATTTAGGATTGTAGCATCATCAATTATAGCAACATTTTTTTCTAAACGTTCAGATCGATCTGTAGGTACAATTTGATGAAACTTATCTATTCTAAAATGCAGCATATCTAAGCAAGGATTTTTTCCTTTCTGCTTCATTTCGTTAAGAAAAGTTTTAATGTTCCTAACAGTACGCGTTAATGTTTTATAATTGTGACCAGCACTATGACACTTTAATAAGAACGTTGTCATATCCTCATAATCAAATGAGGACAATAAAACGTCCTTGTCCATAAAAGGTTTTATCCTTTTATTAAAGTCTGATCGATAACCAGCAGTACCATTAACTGTTAATAGCACATCTGGATTAACAGAGATCTCTTCACGTTCTTTTATGAATGCTTCATAAGCATTAACAAAAGTTAGTGTCGAAGGATCTGCCTTAGCTTTGTTAGTATAAAGACTATTCATATAATCAATAGCCTCTTTCTTTTTAGCAAATGCTCCTTTGTGAGTTTGCTTTCGGTCTGCTGTTCTTAGAACAACAAAACCATTTCTTTTAGGTGTTACTCTGTACATATATATTTAATATTGAACTCAGCTTATTTGGCAAGCACTCTAAGTAACAATGCAAACACTCTAACGATTTTACACCGACTGAGTGTGATGAGCTTATTCTAAAAAATTTGGTGCAAATCTGGTGCAGATCTGGTGCAAAAATTTTACAATTTTCAAAACGCAGATTACAACCAAGAGAGAACCTATTGATTTTATAGGATAATTTGATGTTCAATATTTACGCTCCTTTCAAGTTATCTTGATTTAAAGCGTTAAATAGCGTGACAGGCAGGCGCTCTAACCAACTGAGCTACACCCCCAAGACCGATCTGGTGCAATAGTGGTGCAAATTTTCTGTGCTGTCACCACAACTACTTAACGTACTCAAATCAATTAGGAACACTATAAACCTTTTTATAGGAAAATAAAATATATATTTGCACCAAGATTTCTTGCACCAAACTACAATTATATAGGATAAATAATTAGATTTTATATTTAGGATCGTACCAAACAACTTTCCAAGCTACACCTTTTTTAAAGTTATCTCGCTTAGCATAATCTTCGGCTTCTTTTCTAGTAAGCCATACTTCGTTTGTAAACAAATGCCAGATATGGTCTTTGTAATAAACGATACAATACATTTGGTAGATTTAACGGTAGGATTTTTGACGAATTGCAAACTGTTTCTGTTTCAATTCTTTACGGTAGGCTTCAAGTTTAGCAACGTTAGCTGCTCTCTCTTCTTTAGAGATCTCAGGCAACTCAGGCTTAACTTGTACTTTAGATTTAAGACTGTTTAGGTAGGCAATATGACAGTCTTTGGTAGGCTCTTTACCTATGATTTGTTCAAGGCAAAAAGTTAAATGATTAGCTGTGATTATAAAGTTTTCATTGTTCTTACCGCACC